GCAATTAATTAAATTAGTAGATACTTATAAAGAAGAAAATGTAATTCTTAAATCTACTATTGATAGTCAAAAGAAAACTTTGATGGAAGCTGCCAAAATTAATGGTGACTTACGTTTAAAGAATAAAGGAATAAAGAAAGAAAGAAATATTTCTTATGCTATTAATGGTGGTTTTGTAGGTATATTATTAATGATAATTTTATTATAATATGGAAGCAGTTGAGGAATATATTAAATCATATCCTTTTCTTCAATATATAAATGAGGATAAAAGTAAATATAAGCATGCAAAAGATGAAGGGTATTATGACCCTGATGATTTGTTTCTTATTGGAGATAGTGGAGGATTTCTTTTAAATATACGAGCAGGATATAAATTTGTAAATACTCATTTATTTACCGAAGTAGCAGATTATTATAGAATTAATAATGTATATACAATGTATGCTGTCGATTCTATTCCTCATAGACAATTTAGAAAAAGAGAAGAAAAAAGAAGAAGACATGGTTATGTAGCACCTTGTTTACAAACTCCTGATGGGGAAATTATAGATGTTAGAATTACAGGTTCTCACTATAATTTCCTCAATTATACTTTAATGGAACAGCTAGATGAAGGAACTATAAAACAAGGAGCTAATTCTAATAGTGCTGAAAAGAAACAAGATTTTAGTAAATTTATAGATGCTCAATATTGGACTTTTCATATTATGGAATTTATTGTTAATAATGGTTATCATCTAATTATTGACAAAACTCGTCGTGGTGGTTTTTCATATATTATGGCTGCTGATACTGCAAATACTCTTAATCTAAATAGTAAAAAGGTTGGGATACATGTTGCAGCAGATAAAAAGTATCTAACTAAAACAGGTGGTCTTTCAGATTTTGCTATAAATAATTTAAAGTTTTACGAACATAATACTCCATTTGTTAAAGGTGTTATATCTAGCGATAAAGAAGATTATCGTTTAGGTTTTAAATTACCTAATGGTGTTGAAAGTCCTCAAAGTTGGCATTCAGCGATGATGTCTGTTAGTGCTTTAAATAATCCTGATTGTGCTATTGGTAAAGATGCTCGTTCTGTTAAAGTTGAAGAGTTATCAACAATGGATAATTTTGACCAATTTATGGAAGTTACAGAACCTGCTCTTAGAACTGGTTCTTATACTACTGGAAATTTAATTGCTTGGGGTACTGCTACAAGTGGTAACATGCAAACTTTTGAACAAAACTTTTATAATCCTGTTGCATATAATTTTATGCCATTTGAAAATGTTTGGGATAAAGATAGTCGAGGTGAAGTTTGTGGTTATTTTAAACCTTATGCTTGGGGATTACAAGGAGAACATAATGGAGTAAAAGCTATGGATAAAGATGGAAACAGTAATTTAGAAATAGCTCTACTTATTGCTAATGATGAAAGAAAGAAAAAGAAAGAAAACGCTAAACGATATTCAGAATATATAAATTATCTAGGACAATATGCTTTAATGCCTTGTGAATCATTTAGTAGTACTACTGAAAATATGTTTATCAGAGAAGAATTAGTTCAATGGGAAGAAAGACTTAGAACTGATAATTCTTTTAAATTTTATTCAGATGGTAATCTATATGAAAATGAAAAAGGAGAAGTTGCATTTAAAACAAATGAACGTATTGCAGCAGAAGGTGGTAAAATAAACGTCGACTTCTATGAATGGATTACAGGTGTTCCTAGAAAAGCTCATGAACATCCTCATGGATGTATAAGAATGTGGTTTAGTCCAATGAAAATTGATACTATAGATAAAAAAGGTAGAAGAAGTAAATCTATTCCTGATAAACTTTATTCTATATCTTATGACCCTGTAGGTATTAATAAAGAGAATAAAGGTATTACTACAAAACACTCTCATAATAGTATTAAAGTGTGGATGAATCCACATCCTTCAAATAACTATATTCCTAAGTTAGTTGCTGCATATTATGGTAGACCTGAACGATTAGAAGAAGCTGATTATATTTGTTATCTTCTAGCTAAATTTTATAATTGTGTTGGTACTACTGGAGTTGAAGTAAATAGAGGTGAAACTATAACTAACTTCACTAAATGGAATGCATTACGTTATTTAGAAAAACAAGAAATTGATGTTTGGGATAATTCTATTAAAGGTGCTACTACAACAAGTTATGGATATGTTATTGGTGATGGTTCAAGAAAACTTGATGCTCTTCGATTATTAGAAGAAATGCTATATACGGTAGTAGGTAAAGACGAATTTGATAGAGAGATTAAAGTATATCAAACAATATATGATTATCAAACTATTCTTGAAATTAAAAAATGGAATAGTGTTGGTAACTTTGATAGAGTATCAGAATTAATAATTCGTGGTATTCAATGGCGGGCTATGGATGTTGCGGCAGCAAGAAAACTTCTCCATCGTAAAAAAGTAGAAACTGGTGATGGATATAATGATAATATAATGAACCGAAGTTGGTATCAATAATATAATATAATAAAGTATGGACAATTTTAATAGAAGTATTTATTTTCCATCACAACGAGTTAGTGATGAAGAAAAGAGTAAACCTGAATGGTATGCTAATGCTATTGATTTTATTATCAGCGCAGGTACAAATTGCAATGATAAAAAAGAACTTGAAAATAAGATTAATATTTGTCATGGTAATATTCCAACAGAGTATTACAAAAAGACACTTAATCCTTATAATAGTAACAAACAGAAATATCTAGGTTTTCCTGCTACAATGAGAAACCTAGATATTATGAAAGATATTCTTAGACGTTATGTATCTGAATATATTAAAGGTATTCATGAATTTGTAGTGGGTGCTAATAATCCTGATATTGTTATTAATAAAGATGCTAAACTTAAAACACTTGTTACACAATTAGCTCAAGAAGCATTTGCTAAAGAGTTTGAAGCAAAGTATCAACAGATGATTAATTCAGGCTCCCCCGTAGAGGAAATTGATACATCTAGCATAATGCCTGATATTGAAACTTTTATTAAAGATTTTAATGATAAATATATTGATGAGCAAAGTGAACAGTCACAGCAGTTGCTAGATTATATTCAAGATATGACAGATGATGAACTGTTATATGTTTCTGCTTATTTGAATTATGTAGCATACGGAGAATGTTATACTTATTCTGATATACGAGGTAATAAAATATATAAAGAATCAATACCTTTGTTAGAGGCTTATCCTATTCCTAATACTAGTTATTTTGCAGAAGATTATGATATGTTTGCTAGACGTAAACAAATGACATATCAACAAACGCTTGATTTCTTTAAAGATGATTTAGAAGATAAAGATATTGCTTTTCTTAAAACTATATATGATAATCCTTCATCTGGCAAAGATGTTACAATGTTACGTTATGACCAATATTTTGAATCTTATTCTGATGTATGTAGTAAGTTTAGTAAAGAAGAACGTCAGATGTTTAAATCTCAACCTGTTAATGTTCATGATAATAACAATGATTTAATTGATGTTTGGCATGTTACTTGGAGAGGTGAAGCAGAACGTAAAATACTATCTTATATAAATGAAATAGGTTTCGTTTCAGAAATGATTGTAGATGATGATTTTGTATTTGATACAGCGCTTGGTCATTTAGAGATTAAAACTATTTATGAAAGTCAAGTTTATGAAGGATATAGAATTGGAACTAGATATTCTTCAATATATCCTATTAAATGTAGACCTATTAAATACAATAGAAATGGTAAATTACCGTATAATGGATTAGCTGAAATTCTTCCTCAATTTGGTAAATTTAGTATAGTTGAAATTGTTACTCCTTTTCAAGTTCTAAGAAATATTATAAGTTATCATCGTGAAATGGTTATAGCAAAAAACAAATTGCTTATAATGATTATGCCTGAATCATTACTTGGTAATGAAGAAGAAGATAAGATTTATAAAATGGCTGCTGATGGAGTAATGTATTACGATGATTCAAATGATGCTAATAGTTTAAAAGCTCAACAGATAAGAATGCTTAATGCTAATATAGGTAATTATATAAGTGAACTTACAGGACTTATGGAAGCGATTAAACAAGAAGCTAGAGAACTTGTTGACATGACAGCTCAACGTTATGGTCAAATTGGAGCTTCTGCTGGTAAATCTGTAACAGACGAAGCAATTATTAGAGGTAGTATGGGTTCTGTTATTATAACTTTTACTTTTGATAAACTTCGTTGTAAGGATTATAATAGAGATTTAGATTATGGTAAATTAGCATTTATTGATGGACTTGATTCATTATATTTTAATAATGAAAAAGAACATAAATATTTATCTCTTGACGTTAATAGTTTTATTAATTCTGATTTAAGTGTTACTGTTAGAAATAACGTAAAAGAACTTGAAAAGGTTGAACAACTTCGTCAATGGGCATTTAGTGCTGCACAAAATGGTGATTTAGAAATGGCACTTGCTGCTATTACTGGAGATAATGTTTCTTCTATGAAAAAGATTATTACTAAATTTAGTGATATGAAACGTCAACATGAAGATTCTCTTAGAGAAGCTGATAGAATGTTAGAAGAATCTAAAATAACTAATAAACTCAAAGAGATTGCAGCAAAAGGTGAAGAGGATAGAAAAACAGAAGAAGTAAAACAATACTTCGATATGCAATCTAAATATGTTGATTTCGATTTATCTGTATAT